TAACCAATGATATGGTGATACTGTCGGGTTATATGCTAAAATAATTTGACCGGATGTTCTAATCATTAATTGAAAAAAAGATTCTTCATCTACTTCAGAACTTTCATCAATAAATAAAATATCTTGTTTTAAACCTCTTAATTTGTCAGGGTCATCTGTTGATACGAATGTTACTGAACTATTGTAATACTGCCATACTTTATCAGTAATATTAAAATCGTCTTCTTTGTATATATCTAAACTCTTAAGTATATCTACAAAATCTTTCATTGTAGTTCTTTTCAATACAGGTCCACTCTTTCTGACAATAGTAATATTAATTCCATCAACTTCTATTGCCTTAACCAAAAGATATTGAAGTATTGCGTATGTTTTACCACTTCTCGTTCCTCCAATATGTTGTTGGACTCTTTTTTTACTGTCCAATATGTTCTGAAACGTCTTCGTTGTGTCTATATTGATTGATGTCGGCATTAGTTACATTGATTTGCACTTGTTGTATTCTTTGGTCTATTTCTGCTCTCATATCTATTGAAGATTTCTTAGGTACAATATATTCTAATAATCTTAAATAAATTTCTGCAGCTTTCGCTGGATTATCCCTTCTAATCTTTTCAATATCTTCTCTTATCACATCTAACCCATAATTAGCTATTCTCGCTATAGTCAATTTTGCTTGCTCTGTACTTCTATTGATTGCACCTATTGGTCTTCCCTTACTTAATTTATTTCCTTTCTCAAACTTTGCCATCGTTTTCTCGTTATTTATACGGACTTATATTTACATATATATAACATAATTTAATCTTTTTGTATTGAACCACTGCTCTGATTTTCTTCTTTTAATCTTTGATACATCTCATTATACTGTCTCTCTAATTCATCTAATTCTTCTATTCCCATTCCCGCTTTGATTTGTTCTACTATTTTTTGTAACTGTTCTTTATTCATTTTTAAATGGATTTTGTATATTATTCTTTAAATGCTTTTTTACTTTTTTTACTGCTAAGAACACCGTGCTTTTACTTATCCCTATATCTTTACTTACTTCATCTAAGGTTCTATTTGTAAACCAATAATGCTCATATATCATTGCTGAACTAAATCCTTTTCTTCTCTTCATCATATCTAATTCATCTTTTACTTCATCATGTGCTTTATCTATCTTCATATCTCTTTCTATATCATATTCTACATCTTGTAAATCCCAACCATCTTCAATAAAGTTAGATTTGTTTATTAGCTTACCCGCTCTCTTTTTCTTATTGATAAATCTACTAATGATATACTGTCTACAATACTGAAGATTAAAACTATCATTATACCATAGATTAGGATTACACTTTTCACTTAGATAAAGATATAAATCACTTACTAATTCATCTGTATATTCTTGTGATTTACTTACTTTAAATGCTACCGCACCTAACCAATTGTGATGCTTATTATAAAGTGTTTCTAATCTCTTATTACACTCAGTATATAAACTACCCGATATTTCCATTCTTTTTTTCTTCTATACCTTTTATAAATTCTCTTATACTCGCTACCGCTTTTATCCAATGTTTTGCTGCACTACCACAACTACACGGTTGCGGCTCTTGACTCTTTGTTATTTTTTTATAACTACCCCAAATGTAATTCAATAAAAACTCCGGTAAAAATTCTTTTATAGGGTCAATCTTTTCTCTTAACTCTTTATATTCTTCTTCTGTAAATGGTGCGTATATATTATTTTCCATCTTCTTTAAATTTTAATGGTACAAATTCAGGTTTAGGTTGTTCCATTGGGATAGGAACTTCTAAATTTAAAAAAGGTTTTAGTTTCTCAATGTTAGGATGCTCGGAAGGGAAACCTATCCCCATACTTGCTAAGATAAGGACTAATTCATTAACTGATTGTAATTTTCCGAAATCTACCATATACAAATGGTTAGGTAATAATTCTTTTTTTGGTTCTAATGTACTTTGTAATTCTATCATAATTGTTTGTTTAATTCGTTTAATGCTTCTTCTAAATTTCTAGTTAATATTGGTAACCACTCTTCTCTACTCTTGCAGTTTTTTAATTCTTGACTTCTTATCTTATACACATCTTTTCTTTTTTCTAATTTAAATTCTTTTGTGACTTGATTATCCCAAAAATTATATCTTTTTCTCTGATATGCTAAATAACAAGGATAACACATAGCGTGAGCTAAATACTTTTTTACTATATCGTTGAATTTCTCTCCACACTCTTTACAATGAGTTGCTTTTGCTATTGCCATTTTTTCGTAACTTATTTTTATAAATTGCTTTTTGCTTTCCTATTCGTTTTATCTCTGATGGTTTAATAAACTCTTTCTTTTCGGTTAATCTTTCTTTAATACCATACGATAATGTTTTTTCTTTATATTCCTTTAATGCTTTACCGATATTACCATTACGGACTTCTATAACTGTGTTTGCTATTCCCATATCTTAATTTGTTTTTGTTTACAACCTAATAAAGAATTAAGATATATTCTTCTCTTTTCACAACCGCAATCTTTAAATCCTAAACGGTTTGCTATCCATTGTGCTAAATCTTTTCCTCTACCAAATGTCACTACGTTTATAATTCCTTCTACCCAATCACCTAATTTAATTATACACATACTATTTCAATTTATTTAATGAACGATTTAATCCTTTATAATGCTGTATCATTTCACCTTCAACTTTTAATCCTAATTCTTTTTCTCCTTTGAAATCTGTAATTAATTCAAAGGTATGAGTTTCTACTCCGTATTTATCAAATGAATTCCAAAGTAATGGTAATCTATTTTTTTCTTTATTTAATCTATAAGATTTTTTGTGTTCATTGAACCTATATCCAATCTTTTTTCTGCGAGATAGACCAACATAAACTTCACCGATTGGATTTGTGATAGTATAAAGTTTATTTATATCATTTGAACCCTGATAATCAGCCATATATTCTGCCCAACGGTCTTTGTTATTGTAAAACCAATCTAATGCGTATTCAGGTTTTGTTTCTCTGAAGATTTTATTATCTACTTTATTACATTCCTTACAACGATTTTGTTTACCGTCTTTATGTTTTGAACATTTAGAATATTGTGATAAATCTTTCATTTTACCACATCTGTTACAAGTCTTTAATAGTGCCATTATATTTTTATTTATTTCTGTATTATTATAAATATAAGAAAATAATATTTCTTTTCCAAATAATTTAGGACAAAATAAAAACCCCAACAGAAAGTTGGGGTCCAATGTCTCAGCGTATTATTTAATTCCGCTGAATATATAAAGTGTGTCAGAATGTCAAATGGCACGAAGACTAAACTGACTCTTATTATAACAAAGATATAAAAAAATTTCTATCATACCAAATTATCTAATTCATTTATTTCTTTTTGAGATGGTTTTTTCATCATTTCTTCAAAAGGTATTTTTCTAGAAGCTATATTAGTATTATTATTTTTATTTACATTTTTATTATCAATTACATTTACATCTTCATTTTCAATTTCATTTTCATTTTCCATTAGTTTATCATATGTTTTTGATAACTTATTTTTATCTTTTAATCTATTATTTCTTCTACTTTCAGTATATTTTTTTCTTTTTTCAGCTTCTTCTTTTAATCTGATATTATACCAACATCCATCAGTATCTTTGATAAATTTCTCTGCTATTTCAATATCTTCTTCAGTTAAGATTGATTTCATATCCTTATCAGTTAGTTTACCTTTCTGATGTTGTAAACATAAAAGAGTAATGTATTTACCCCTCTGTTCATAATTCATTGTAATAGTTCCTACTAAAAAATCTTGTGTGTAGAATAACACTGCTGGGTCTTTTGCCATAATGTTTCCTTTTTTGTTTTATTTGTGTTATTAATATGTTTATCATATCTTAAAGATACAACAAATATAAGTATCATCCAAATTTACTAAACGAAATTTATTTTTATTAAATCCATTCATCAATATCAAATTTCATTTTTCCATTTTTAATTTTTTCATACTTACGAATTAGTTCTCTGTAATTAGAGCATGATTTGATATTAATATTATCTTTATCATAAATCATATATCCAAAATATGCTTTTGAATAATATCTTTTATTAAACTCAATTTGAACTTCATTACTATTTGGATTTTCTTCTAATTTTTTAACCCATCTAATAATTCTATCTTTATCTGATTGATTATACCATTCAATTGCTTCCTTTTTATATCCTGCTTTATAATATAAATCACCAAAATAAATTAATGCATAATCATCAATATGTGTATTTCTTACTCCATAGTTTCTATCCATTGAAAATTGTTCAAATAAACTATTTGCAGTTTTAATTTCTCCTATTAATAGGTAACCTTTAATAATTCCAATAGTTACATCTGATTTAATAATATAATCCATATCTCTCATATTACGAGTACTTCCTGTATAGTATTTATTAGGATTTTCATGGAAATAAATTTCTAACCATTTTATATAATTTTCTAATTTCTTTATATGTTTTTTAACATATAATTTAGTTACATTAACTTTTTTCTTTTTATGAAAAATAGAATATATAAAATTCATAGAAGATAATATTTCATATTGTTTTTCAATTTCTATTAAACTATTTTTATATAGTTTATGAGCTTTTTCTTCATCTTTCTTTTTCTTATTTTGTAAATCAATATAAGCTTTATATAATTCATTTAATTGCTCATCAGTTAATTTTTTAACATCAGATTGTTTTTTTACAATATTTGCAGATGATGGTATTGCAGCTAATGCAATTGCACCACCAAATAATCCTTTCAAAAATGAACCTCTATTCATAAAATTATTTTTTTAAGTTTAACCAAGTTTTTTGTAAATGTTGAAATAAATCATCTTCATCTTCAGTAAGTTTCATTTGAT